CATCTATCATAATCGTCTCCTAGTGAATATCCCACCAAGACTGTCCCGTATTAGACTCCGCGTGTAGCGGACAAGTCAACGGATAAGCCTCGACCATTGTTGTTTCAAGCGCGACAAGCGCCTCCTTTAAATCGTCCCCCTTTAATGACGTACTGAATATCAACTCATCATGTACTACCGCAATAGGTGCTCCTAATTTATCTTCTGCGCACCACCCACTCTTCCATAAATCAACTATAGCCTTCTTCATAATATCCGCCGCGCCCCCTTGTATCAAGCGATTTGGAGATTTATGAATAGTAGTTGAGTCTGCGCCTTGGTAGTTACAGCGACGCCCGCCAACTGTCTTAATGTACTTACGAGAGCGAGCAGTACCGGCTACCTGCGTTGCGAGAGCTCTGAAAAACGGGAAGTTGGAGTTAAATCCGTTTAGGATACGTTTACCCGTAACCGCATCTCCTAATTTAAGTGCAAGAGATGCCTCTCCCTGCCCGTACAATTGAGCCAGTAAGACCATCTTCATAGTCTGACGTTCTACATCTGGAGCGCTTGTCATCAGAATTGCGTAAAAGTCCGATTCTGGTGTCTGGTTAAACCTCGACTTTAAATCATCCGCTGTCTCGCCAGAACAGTAATGCAGAGCTAAGCGAGGCTCAATCTGTGAGTAATCAATACCCACTAAAGTTTCGCCTTCATCTGCTATAAATAGTTCTCTAAAACGCTCATCACGAGGGGTTTGCTGAAGGTTTGGGCGCGAAGACGAGTTATGGTGGAACATACCTCCTGCTAAGTAGCTATGGTCTCCTTCGACTTCGATATCATATACTCGTACCTTTCCCACCCTTTCAATTGACTTAATTCGGGACGTGCCCCATGTATTCGATTGTGAGCCTTTACGGTTAACAAGGCTAAGTTCTCTAGTGAGTTGTTGGTCTTGTTCTCGTCTATGTGGTGTATATGCCACCCTCGCGGTATTTCCGTCAGTCCAAGTGCTTCGCATATCACTACATGGTGCTTGAAAACTCTGTTGCCTTTGTGACCCGTAAACCACTGCGGTTTCGCGACCGTTATATACCCTTTGCCATCCGCACAATCCCCTTTGTAGTTGTGATGGGCTTTGCCAAACTTCCCCTTCATAGGATTGTTCAACTGCTTTTGACGGGAGGTGCGTAATCCCTCCTCGAAGTCCTTCACATCCTTCGGTAGAAAACTCCGTAGAGCGTACTGTATGTTCTGTACTGTCGTATTGAAATGCTCTGCTGTCTCTTTCGTAGTGGGTTTGCTTATCTGTAAGTAGTACTCGGCTACTCTTTTTTGTAGGTGTTTGTCTTCCTTGTATATCTTTGCTACTGACATGTATACTATCTCCTTGCTCTAAATCAACCAAATGACTCCAGCCCGAAGGTGTGTATATTCTATGTGCCTTGGTGCATGTGATACAGCTACCGTCTTCTAGGGTCACCTTGTACATTATATCATGCCCCTTAACATACTTCCGTAGAATACGTTGCTGTCTACCTCTGTGCGTAAGTATTGTATCTGTACCGTTAGGGATGTAATCCCTTATCTTAAAAACACCCCTAGATGTATCTAACAAAGTGTCTCCATGGACACACATACGCCCAGTAACTGCACCTATCTGATTGAATCCCGCATATAAGCGACCACCTACGACGTACTTCTTGTAAGCGCCCTCAATAAATGAGTTCATTAGTTTCTTGTTCTTGCGACACGCGCTAACTGCTTTTGCAATTGGTTCCTCACAATTGTTTAAAAAGTCAGCTGTAAATGATGGGTTGCCTTTTTCTGTAGTAGGATAAGACACGCCAAGCTCATCAAACGCACGTTGTATATCTCTGCCTGCGTTAACATTTACCTTACGTCCTACTAAATCAGTCAAGCTTTTATCTAACTGCTTACTTTCTTTAACTAGTTGCTCGCCAAGGTCACGTAACTTAGGCTCATCCATACGAATCCCGCGCCAAGTCATATGTAAAATAGGCTCAATTAGGTCGTTTTCAAGTTGTACAACTTCCTCGACACCCAACTGCTTAATGAGTGGTGCTTGTTCGTTATATATCTTAAGAGTAAGTTCGGCATCCACACGAGCGTACGGCTCTACTAATTTAATAGGTGCGCGCCAAATGTTGCCTGCTTGAGCTCTGCCTTTCTTACCGCCAAAGGTCTGATGACACCACTCATAGAGTAGGTCTTCTTCCTTACCGTCGCCAGTATAAAGCTCGCCAAGTGCGTCTAGAGAGTAACTAGAACGATACTCATTAATACAGCGCTCTTGTAGTAGTACGTCATAAAACGGAGCCTTAGGTACGATACCCTCAGCCATCACAAAACGTAAATCAAAATTAGCGTTCGCCATAACCTTCGGGTTCGGCAACTCCATAATGTACTTTAAATAGTCAAGAGCTACTTGCTCATCCATATTGCTATCGTCCCCATCGTGACGAAAAGCAACATAAAAACTATCCCCGCCAAGAATACTAACGGAATACCCAACAATACGGTCATTATCATGAGGGGATAAACCCGTAGTTTCTGTATCAAAGGCAAATGGGACACCTTGTGGTATCTTTGGTAATATTGGATGTTCATATTCCTCTAAATCCTCGGGTAATGGTACGGGCATATCTAACCTGCCTTGTTTAGCAGGCGGTTTTTCCTTAATGCCATCTTTCCATACTAGCATAAATCTCCTTAAATTGTACGCGCTACCCTAGTTCTAAGTAGCGTTATTTATAATTACTTCTTTTGATTTCGTTCGACGCGTTCCCAAAACTCTTCCCACGCCTCATTTGGTATCATAAACATACTCTTCCCCCATAATAAACAACTCTTCGGCTGTGTATTCTAGCCAATAGTCATCCCATTGTACTATATATGGAGAAAAACCAAAAGTACTCGCAAACTTATCGCCCCATAGATACTCATACTGTGGCTCTTTTAGAGTTTTAAGCATGTCTATCTTTACTTGTGTACCGTTTGTAAACGTCACAAGCAACTGATACTGTACACCATGAAGTATTTCAACCTTAGCGTGAGCAATTTCGGGCACATACTCAATGACTGCATCCTCAATTAATAACTCGTTACCTAAAGCAATCACTATGTAATGGAGTGACTTAAGCAAATCCTTTCGATTTAAGCCCTCTTTTTTACCATAGCGCATCAGATACTTGATTGCGTTGTCAATCGCTGTATTTGTAAGCGTTCCGCGCGCTTGGTAGACGTCTAGGGCTTGTACGTTATTGTTCTTATTCGTGTAGTGCTCAGAGTAAGTACTATCTATATACTTAGTGAGTTGTCTAAGTACCTCGTCTTCGTTAAATTTATAAGTTGGCATCGTTCTTGTCCTCATCATTTAACTCAGCGTTAATATCAATGACCGTAATGATTAACCAAGTTAACCAAAGCATGGACAAACCTACTAATATCTCAAACCAATCTATGTTCTCAAACATATTATTCTCCTTCTATAGTTTATTTAAAGTTGCCTCTGTTGTGCACGCAAGAGGCGTTGCGCGGATAATTGATAATAAGTAACCAACTACACATGACTTATGCATACACACTCCAAGCCGAGAAGTGATGAAAGGGAAAACGTAAAAACTTACAAAACCCTTGTACTACCTATATCGGAGGCTACCCGTCAACTTTGCCTATAATCCTAAAGTTATAAACAAGATTCCAATATACCCTAAATTAACACTTAGAGTAAACTATTTTATATTTTTATATGCGCTACGCGACCCTTGTCATCACGCTGACCTAACAGACATCCACACGAACGTACTCTACCGCCCCTTAAATCGGCAGTTGATACCACATGCTTGTTACCGCATTCACACTCACAGTTCCACATAGCACGTCTATCCTCTTTACGAGAAGGCGCACGACTCACAACTGTAAGAAAACCAAACTTCTTCTTAACTAAATCTACAAATATAGGCATCTAAATCTCCTTTTTATACTCAAAATACTCGGGACACTCTTTTTCGTCTCCCTCATCATGTATTAAACGACACCCGCCCCCACGAGGCTCATCATCTAAATGCGGTTCATAGTAGTAATAACTACAATCCTCGCACACATACCCCTCATCAAACACCGCCCATATATCAAAAACGGGTGGGGTATACTCCTCACAAGACTCTCTATAGTCCCTAATAACAAGACGCTGACCCGATTTCTCATAGTCAATTACATCTATGTTATCTTGATGATGCTTACAAGCACGCTCTAGGCACTCATCTGCATCACAAAACGATTGATTCTTGTATATATTCATTGCAGTACAGTCTTCTCGGAGTTAGATTTAAAGTTCTCAACTACTAAATACGCCTGCCCCATACTAAAATCATTAATATCCCCGCTCAGACAAAAATAAAGATGCTCTGCTATCGCAAATAAAGGTGCTTCCTTCATAAGCGACACGCAAAACTCCTTCTCCCCCTTCGATAAAAGACCGTCTACCACTTTATAAAGTGCCTTTTTCTCATCGTCCGGCATAGAGCGAGCCTCATCTAGCTCTCGGTCAAAATCATTAACTACCTCATATATATCCTCCTCTTGAGGAGTGGTGTTAATGTTGATGTTTAAATTGATATCAATTACTTGTCTGTTGTCGTTCATCTTCTTCCCTCTCTAATTCTGATTGCATAAACTTTAAATCGTGCAATATCCAATGCTTAAGCATACCCTTAGAGCCCTCAATTGAGTAAATACCTACCGTACAGTATTCTTTTTCCATATCTTTATTCTGACAAGAGTAATGTTCAATGGTTTCGACCGCATCTGCAAATCTCCTAGAGAAATTCTCCTCTAAGTCCATAAGCATAACGTGCGCGTCATTTCTGTAATACATGAGCATAAACTCATGTGTAGGTTTCTTTCTTAAT